GCGCCTGCCTTCTCCCTGCCCCTCCCGTAGGGGATGGGAGTTCGCCCGCGAAGCGCGGGCCTGTGTAAGACCAGCTTTGCTTTCCAACTAAGGACGAGGTCACGCATTGGCACCCGATAAAGGCTCTTGGTCGAGGCAGGCCGTGCACTGGCGAGAGGGCGATGCTGCCTTCATCTCGGTTGCCTTCACATGGCAGCTTCCGGGCGCGCGCAAGATTGCCGAATACTATCGGGCGCTGGGCTGCATCGTGAAGGCTGGCGGCCCCGGCACGTTCACGCAGAAGAAGTATCTAGCCGATCTATGTGAGGTCGGCGGCAGTATCCCCGACGCGATCGCGCGGCACAATCCGATGGCCACGCGCGCAAGCTACGGCTGCCCTGTCGGCTGCTGGTTCTGCATCGTGCCAAAGATGGACGGCAAGGTATTCACGCTGCTGCCCGACTTCACGCCGCGTCCGGTTCTCTGCGACGATAACCTTTCCGCCCTGCCGGCCGACTACCAGCGCCACATCGTCGGCCGCTACCAGACGGCCGACGTGCCGTTGCTCGATGCCAACAGCGGCTTTGAGCCCGCCACGTTTGATGATGAGGTCTATGCCCGCTGGAAGCCGATACTTAAAGGCCCGTGGCGCTTTGGATACGATGAGACGACAGAGGGGGCGAACGTCGAGCGCGTGTTCCGCATGCTCAAGGATGTCTCACCGCGCCGGAAGCAGGTTTATACGATGATCGGCCATGAGCCGTTCGAGGTCTGCATGGACCGCATCAAGCGCGTCATTGCAGCCGGCGGCGAGCCCTATGCCCAGCCCTTCATCAAGCTCAATGCCCTGCGGAAAGAGCCACAAGTGCGCCACGACTGGACAGCGCAACGCCTTCGCCATGTCGCTCGCTGGGTCAACCGGCATCTTTGGCGAAACGTCGCCTTCGCCGACTACGACGCCAACGCCAAGGGCGTGTCATGGAGTGCCGCAGCATGATCCGGAAAGCATCTGATGCCGAACGAGATGGGACAACGCGCAGCGTTGGAGCACCCCATGACGGATGATGCAAAGATGGTCTTTGGCGACCTGTTCCATGGTTGCTCCGAACGTGAATTCTTGGATGTCTTTGGACAACCTTCGCGCCCTCCACCCCTCGTCCCACCTGACACCGAAGCCATAGAATGGGCGCGCGAGCTCGATAGAGCAGCCCGGAGGCACGATGATGCCAGGACGCCGCCAGAGCGCTTCGCGGCGTTCAAGGCCGTCTACAGCCTCTGCGTCCACGACGAGCGCATGGTGCAGATCGCAAGAGCGCTGCTGGCGAGGGTGGGGGACCAAGGTTGACACGCAACGTAGTCGCGCTACGCTAGTCGCCGAAATGGACCTAGACTTGTCGCCTCGCCACTTCCGCCTCCTGCTGGATGAATTGGACATCCCGAATCGGGAGGTCGCTGACCTGTGCGGGGTGGCCGAGAGCTCGCTTTACCGCTGGTTAAAGGGCGAAAGTCCCATCCCGGCCAGCGCGGTTCGCATGTTTTTGCTGATGAAGACGTTGCGGTCGCTAAGCCAAGTGATCGCCGCGGCCCCGATGGGGGCAGAAGGAGGAGCACAATGAGCAAGCTACCTGAACTGAAGCCGGTCGAAAACTCCAGCAACATCAAGGCGATGCATCACCAGGATGACAAGTTGTTCGTCCAGTTTGCATCAGGCGGCGCCGTCTACCAGTACGATGGCGTTTCTGCCGATTTGCACCAGGAGATGCTTGGGGCGAAGTCCCCCGGCGGCGTCTTCCACGCCAAGATCAAAGGGAAGTTCCAGCACACCAAGCACGAGCCGGAATAATGGCCGATATCATCACCCAAGATCGAGCCACTTTCGGCGTTAAGACGACGTTAGAGGCTGCACAAAAACATGCCCGAATGTTCGTCGCATCGGGCGTTCGTCTTGTGAGCCTATATGCCCAAACCCTTGGTTATAGTGAAGAGGATGATCCTCCTGGGAGTTCTCCTCCCATAGGCTACGTCGCCGTCGCTTCAGACCATGAATGTCCCTGCTGTGGTCAGCACGTCAGCAAGGAAGCATGGGAAAGCCAAGGTGATCGTCGATGACGCATATGCTGGGCATGCGTAAGTCGCGGGTCTGGGCGCGCGGCATGCTGCGCCGGACGATCGACCACGAGCGCGAGGCGCACATCGACGCCCCGGTGATCCCGACCACGTACCTTGATGGCCAGGACGAACATGGCCGGCCGATCCGGGTGCTGATGACCTTCCGGATATTGGGCCTGTGGGCTGCGCAGAAGGTCGCCCAGCACGAAACGGACTGCCCGACGCCCCGCGCCCGCCTGGCGGCGCAGTTCCACTGGGATCGCAACTACAGGCCGTTTCACCATGGCTGAGACCAGGGCCGATTTGGAGGCGAATGAGTTGGCCAAATACGGCCATCCTTGCGGTATCTGCGGCTACGCTATCTGCGAGTGCCCGATCTTTCGTGTCCATGACGAAAATCATCCGCGGCATCCGAAGCAGGTTAGGCACCGCCTGCTGACGGAATATTACGCCGCCACGGCTTGCGACGACTTGGTAGGGTATGTCTGATGCCCCGCGCCAAGAAACAGCCCCCTGACGTCCAAGTCGCGCCGTCCGCCCCATATTCCTTCATGCAGTGGAAGGGGACTGATGTCTGCATGGACTTCCACTGCCTATGCGGGGCGCATCATCACGTCGACGGAATGTTCGTGTATGCGATTCGTTGCATGCCCTGCGGCCGCCTGTACGAGATGCCGTGGTATATCCAGCCCATCCTGATTGACGAGACTGTCCCCAAACTCAATCCAGACGGCAGTTACTGGCACGCGAATGCAGTCGAGATGAACGATGCCGAGAGTTAAGAAACAGCCCCAGGAGATCGTCGTGCCGCCCAAGCGCGGCCGCGGCCGTCCGACGCTGTTCACCCCCCAAATACTGAAGCGCGCATGGCGCGGGGGATTGGCCGGCTTCACCGACGTTGAGATGTGCGAGCTGCTCGATATCGGCCTCAACACATTCTACACGTGGCAGAAGCAGTATCCTGAATTTCGGGAGGCCATAAGGCGCGGGAAGCTGCCCGCAGACATGAACGTGGCATCCAGCCTCTATCGCGAGGCGCAGAAGGGCAATGTCACCGCCCAAATATTCTGGCTCAAAAATCGCCGACGCAATGAATGGCGGGACGTCCATCAGCGTGAGATCAGCGGCCCCAACGGCGGCCCGATCCAAGCGATTACGGGCACTGTGGTGGTCGATGTGGCATCACTTGGTATCAAGCAGCGCGAGCAGTTCAAGGCCATGCTATTGAAGGCAAAGGCCAAAGAAGTGGAGACGGCCGAATGACAACGGGATATCAGCACCCGCACAACGTCGCTTTGTTTGCGCAAGCTCGAGAAGATTTTGAGAAGCGCGTGGCGGATATGCTGAACGATGAATTTTCCAAGGAGAATCAGATGGTTGATCCAAACGCCGTGGGCGTCTCCGAACTCAGCCCTCCGCCGCCCGGCAGTTCAGGCCCAGTCAAGCCGATCTGGCTGCGCGACGGTGCCGGGGTGACGGTGGAGTTCCGACCGACGGCCGATATCACGGTGCTCGAGTTGTCCAGCATGATGGTGTTGATGTTCAAGCTCACGCTCAGCCAGGAGATGATCCCGCCGGATTGGAAGGGCTACATCGCCGCGCACGGGCTGGGGCGGCACTTCGTGACGATCGAACCCAACGAGGATGTGGGCGTTTAAGGCAGCCTCAGATTGAGGCCGTGCCCGACGACCCGCCAGAGCAGCAGCAGGATGATCAGCACGGCGATCACCCACAGGACCTTGACCACAGGCGCCGGCAGGGCGACGCCGAGCTGCTCCAAGACCCATATCACCAGCCAGACCAGGCCGACGACAACGGCGATATAGATCAGCAGCAGGATGACGGATTCGACCATGGGCGCGCCTCCGTTGGATGAACGCGCCTATGAGATGCAGGTTCCGGGTGATATAATTATTGCAGAAAGTCACAGAGCGCGTATCCTGCCGCAGCCATGAACAAACTCGACCAGATCAGGGCATTGCGTGAGGCGAAGGCTGCGCGGCGTCCCCTGGCTATGTCTACCCGCCCCAAGGCCGCTCGCGTCGAACGAGACCTGACGCTGGCAACCGCCAGCGTGCGAGTTGTCGATGACCCTGTGGCAGAGGGGCTGCGAAAGATGGGACGCCCAAAGGGACCGGAAACCGTCCCGTTGCCGGTCCGCATCCCGCCCGCATTGCTGGCACGCCTTGACAGCGAGGTCGCGCGCCGAAGCATGACGCGCAACGCCTTGGTCATATCGATCTTGGAAGAACGGGTTCCGAAATGAAGCACGTCAATCCCCACTTCTCAAAGCCGCCCGCTGGTTATCGAAACAAGCCAGTCGGCCGTCTCATACGCCTGCGCAAGAGCATGCTGGAGCGCATTGATGAGGAATGGCATCGGCGGGGTCTCATGTCGCGAACGGCGACGATCCGCATCCTGTTGGCAGAGGCGATGGAGAAATCATGACCAAGGAAGAATTGCGCGAGCTTGTCGCGCGTGCCATGGAAGATGGAACAGAGCTCGCGTTGACAGCCAGCGAGACTCGCTCCCTGCATGCAGTACTGGCTGACGACGGGCTGCGTCTGCGCGTCCAAGCGATGGCCATGGCGATTGATGCTTTCCGAAACATCGCCACATCTGCTGGGATGCTGGTTGAGGAAGCCAGGAAGATCGAAGAATACCTGACCGAGGCGAAGCCATGATTCGCGCGTGGGCCAAAGAGCGTCGGCGGCGCTTCGTGATGTGGGTGCTGCAGGTGTCGCGGCGCGCGCATGTCTGGGCCATCATGCAGGATATCAAGGACCAACGACCGGAGCAGATACTGCAGATCAAAGAATTCGTGATCACTACGGTATTTCACGTCAAATCGGACGTCGCGCAGTGGCTATCCCACACCAAGACCGAGGCCGATATCATCACGGCGCGCTTGGCGCGGAAGAACGATCCTGGGATGGCGTTGAATGAGGCATATCAACGGACACAGAAGGCGGTTGATGCCGGCCTTGTCGATGACCATAGACTCCTCCCAACGCAAAAGGCCGCGCTGGCGTTTCAGGAGCAGTTCCTGCGGAAGAACGCGCAGACGCCCAAGCGACCGCTCGGCACATGAAGGGCAACATGAGACGGCGCAAAGTAATCCTCGGCTCTGCCGCATTAATCATCCTCCCGTCCGCTGCGTCCGCGCGGCGTGATTCACTGGTGCGCAAATGGCGGCTCACTCAATATGATCCGCATCGGTGTGGGTTTTTAGTCAAGGGCCATCCTGGTGGATGGGAAAGAGAGACACGTCCCTATTCGATATTTGTGCCGGATGGCCAACTGTTGGACCTCCAATCGATAGCCATCCATGGCAGACAGTTTGAACTGATAGTGGGCGGTCCTGTTTCAATTGACGAATACGTGGACCGCATGGAAGCGGCTGGGCTCGGAACCTAATGCCGACTCTGATTGAATACGAAGGCTCGCGGATCGACGCCGACTGGCATTTGAACGAGCTGGAGCGTGTCGAGTGCGAGGAGAGCTTGGCGACCTTCCTGCGATACGCTTGGAGGTTCATCGACCCGGCGCCGTACGTGCATGGTTGGGTGATTGATGCCTTGGCCGAACATCTCGAGGCCGTAGCTGATGGCGAGATCAAACGGCTGCTGATAAATATCCCGCCAAGAATGGGCAAACCCGTATCGGCGGACACTCTTGTTTCCACCTATGAGCGTGGTCTCGTTGAATTGAGGCATGTCCGCGAAGGGGAGCATGTCCTTACTCACTTGGCGCGCTTTCGTCGTGTGACGGAGATACACAAGCAGGGGGTGATTCCCGTCCTCCATCTTAAAACGAGGCGCGGTCGTGAGATTGTTGCCGCGCCAGATCATCCCTTCCTCACTCCAATGGGATGGACTGAACTTCAGAGTATTTCCAAAGAAGATGTAATTGGATTGATCCCACAAAGGGGCTCTAGCGGATCGCCCTCCATCACGCCGGAAGTGGCGAGACTATTGGGCTATTTGATTGGAGACGGAAATTGTCAGGGGACACCGAACATCACAGTGGCGGATGATATTGAGGCCACTGACATTCACTTGGTGATAAGCGCAGCGGGATTTCAGGGAACTGATCAAGCCTATGAAATGGCAAAGACGGGCGGTATTTTGCGCCGCATTGCTCTGCGTGCGCTCCCGGGAACAATGAGGCGGCCGAATAAGAATGATGTCGGTCCCGTTCGTAAGTTCATGGAAAGACATAAGCTGTGGGGAGGAAATTCCTACACCAAGATGATTCCGCAGGCTGTCCTTGAGGGGACAAATGAAATTGCGCAACACTTCATCGGTGCATTTTGGGCCTGCGATGGATTTGTCTCATTTAAAGGAGCTAAAAGAAACGGCTCACAGCGGGATGATCTCCACATTGGATGTGACAGCGTAAACAAGGCTTTCTTGCTCCAAATGCAGACGCTTCTGTTGCGCTTGGGAATTGATTCTATTCTTCGCCAGAAAACGTCGGCCATTAAGACCAAGATACAAGGGGATACGTACACATCCTATTCGCTGTCTATTTCCGATCAGGATAATTGCTGGCGATTCGCAAATCTCATCGACATTCATCACAAGAAAAACGACCGCTTGGCATTCGCGCGACGTCGCCGTTTCGACTTTGACCATCTTGTTGTCGGCGATGTGGTGGAGAATATCGAAGACGCAGGGACTGCAGAGTGCATCTGCCTGACAGTTGATGAAGATCACAGCTTCGTCGCCAATGGTTTTGCGGTCCATAATTCTTCGATCGTCTCTGTGGCGTTTCCGGCCTGGGTGTGGGCGCAATCGTTTCGCGGTCCCACGAGCGGCCCAGGTGTTCCCTTCCTTCATGCGTCATACGCCTATTCGCTTGCGATCAGAGACAGCGTGAAACGGCGCCGGTTGATGAAGTCAACGTGGTATCGCCGCAAGTGGGGTGATCGCTTTCACATCCTGCCGGAGCAGGACCAAAAGGTTCGCTTCAGCAACAGCGAAGGCGGCGAATCGCTGATCACTGCGGTTGAAGCCGGAGTCACAGGCGAGGGCGCTTCCGTCATAATTGTGGATGACGCGAACAACGCTCGTGAGGTTCTATCAGAAGCGATCATCCAATCGACAAACGAGGACTGGTGGGATGGCGCTATGTCGACGCGTCTGAATGATCCGAGGACTGGTGCAATCGTCGCCGTACAACAGCGCCTAGGCGAACTAGATTTGTCTGGGCATATTCTCGCCAAAGAGCCCGAGAGATGGCAGCATCTCTGCCTCCCAATGCACTACGAGAAAACGCGCTCGTTCGTCACGTCGATCGGTTGGAATGATCCGCGCACCAAAGAGGGCGAATTGCTCTTCCCTGAGCGCTTCCCTGAGGCTGAGGTGAAGGCTCTTGAGCGTAGCCTGAAAGCGTGGCGTGCAGCGGGCCAATTAGAGCAACGTCCTGAGCCGGCCGGCGGCGGCATCATCAAGCGTGACTGGTGGCAGTTGTGGCCGCCTGGCGGGGAAGAGCTGGACCCGGTGACGCAGCAACCGCGGTATCAGCTCCAGTACCCGCCGATGGAATATCTCGTGGCCAGCTTGGACACGGCCTACACCGAGAACACGCTGAACGACCCGTCGGCGTTGACAGTGTGGGGCGTCTTCCAAGGAGATGTCGTGGCCCAGCATGTGCAGACGGCGCCGGGCGTGTTCCAGCGGGCCTACGTCGAGACATCCAACCGGGTGATGCTGTGCCATTCGTGGAGCGACCATCTTGAGATCCACGACTTGGTGAACCGTGTCCATAAGACGTGCCAGCAGTTCAAGGTCGACGTACTGCTGATCGAGGACAAGGCGGCGGGCATTTCGGTTGCTCAGGAGCTGCGGAGACTGTTCGCGACCAGGGCGAACTACGGGATCCGGGTGATGCGGCCGATCGCCGGCGGCGGCTACACCAAGAACAGCAAGGTGGCGAGGCTATATTCGGTCCAGAACATCTTTGAGGAGCGGATGGTCTATGCGCCGGACCGGCCGTTCGCCGAGGCGGTGATTGCAGAATGTGGTACATTTCCGAATGCGCGACGGGATGATTTGACGGACACGACATCGCAGGCGCTTCGCTACCTTCGCGACACAGGGATCTTGGTGCGTGGGGAGGAGCGGATGGCCGAGGCTGAGGAGCAGATGCAGCACAAGGGCAAACCACCAGGCCCGCTGTACCCAGGTTAGGAGCCGACGTGTATATCCGTTCTCGACAAAGACGAGGTATTGGCCAATGGAACAGATTGAGCGTGATACCCATAGTCCTCGCCTTTTTTCAGAGGCGATGGACGAACTACTGGAGCTTTGTGAGACGCATAAAGCGCCCGCTATAGTCACCTCTGGCATCGCATCCCTCATCGCTCAGAATGAACGCAAACTGTTCTGCTGGATGGGCGATCCGCTTCCCGCATCTGGGACCGAGGCAGATGCTCTGCCGGCGGCCCTTTATGCTTCCGACTTTCTCGAAAAACTCGTGCTTGCAGTGCGGGCACTTGATTGGGAAGTCGTCACTGTCCTCATACATTCGCTTTCTCCCCCCGAGGAAATCGAAGTTACTCTTCTGATGATCGAGGCGGCTTCGGAGGTTCTAGAAGTGCACTACTTAGGAGATGGCGCTTACGATATTCCTCGGGCGATTCCGGCGATATTCCGCGCGATGCTGCGCGCTCGGTCACTACCCTGTCCGCCAACTGATCGAGACGTTGAGAATGCGCCGCTATCGCCTGTGCGACCTGCAGAAGTTCGGCCGTGGTCACTCGCACAAGCTCAAGCTTTAGTTTCTTCTTTGCAGACGCTTCCAGTGATCGATCGTGCCGAACAGGTTGAGCGTGTCGCCCGGGCCATCTGCGCTGCGGACAATGTTGATCCGCATATGGAAGTCTGCGGCATGGGCATTCAGTTGGACGCGGGTGTTCTGGCGCCGGCCTGGGAGGCGCGTCGCAGACAGGCGATGGCGGCGATCGAAGCATATGATCCTCCGCAGGTTGCCAAGGCGCTGCGCGGCGAGCTCGGGAGGCAGTGATGGCCGTTGTGATGCGCCCCTACCACGAGACCGTGCCATCCGATCTCCAGGTGGCCTATGATGCCGGCGACAGGATTGTCATGGCCGAATTCGGAAAGGCTGCGGCTATGCTTCGCGATCTTTCAACTCGTCAGCTTCACCTGAACGTCCGGCACGACTTCTCGGAGCCGAACCGTTATGACACGCTGAAGCGCACGGCCATGCAGTTGGCGTCTGACCTCGAGCGGGCGATCGCCAACAGCGGGCTGGCCAAATGATCAGCGTAGAGACCTTCCTGCGCGAGCGCTTCCTGCGGGACCATGCGCATCTGATCACGCCATGGAACTTCGGGCCGGCGGCGACGAAGGCGTGCAATGAGTCGCTGCTGCGCGGCGGCTGGCTGAGATGCGACATCGCTCAGCAGTTGGCTGCATCGCCGCCCCCTGTGGACAAACCGACTGCATGACGCTCATGGAGGCCCTACTGCAGTTGCGCGAGGACATCGCAAAAAGCGGCCAGAAACTCGCCGTCAAGCCTACGCGCCTAGTCATCGGTGAGGAGACGCTCCACGCGATGGCTACGGCGTGGGACTGCTCCTACGAGGAAGTGAAGGAGCGCGTTGCCGAATGGGCTGGCCTTTGACGGCCTACCGCCGCCGCGCAAAGGTGACGCCGGCTCAGGTTCACCTTGAGCGGGAAGGGCGCTGCCTTGAGCGTGATCGGGGCAATGGAGCGCTCTACTACTACGATGCGCGGGTGCTGACGGCGCCCTGGGTGGTGCCCCATCAGCAGCGGCACTACCGTTTGGTCGCGGAAACGGATACCCTAGCTGCCAAAGAAGCCTTGCGCCTATTCGGAGAGGAGCTTGACTTCGTCACCATTGAGGTGTGAGCGACATGGCGGCTGGCCTTGCCTCGGGGCACAATCTTCGTCTGGTCAATCAGGATGAGCCAGACGGTGCCAACGATGACCTTCCGGTTGAAGTCCGGATCGTAGAGAACCCCGACGGCGACAATCCGATCACCGACAAGGACGGCAACGTCCTGCGGGTGGAGCATTCTGATGGTTCGATCACGATCAGCACGGACGGCGGGTTCATCGACGACCCCGACGAGGATCTTGGGCCGCCGAAGTGGTTCGACAATCTGGTTGGACGCATCAACGAGATGGAATTGGGCATCATCGCCGATGATCTCTTGCGCGGGATCGATGACGACATCCAAAGCCGCCAGGACTGGATCGACCAGCGCGCCGACGCGATGAAGATGTTGGGCTTGAAGCTCGAGACGCCGAATGCGGGCGACAGTGCCGACGGTGCCGCCGTCGAGGGCATGAGCCGCGTGCGCCATCCGGTGATGCTTGAGGCGGTGCTGCAGTACCAGGCCAACTTCCGTGGCGAGATGCTGCCGGTCGACGGGCCGTGCAAGATCGCCGATGACGACAACAACGGCAGCAATGAGCGAGATGAGCTCGCCGACGACTACGAAAATGATTTCAACCACTTCCTGACGACGGTAGCGACGGAGTATTACCCGGACACCGATCGTATGGCGCTTGAGCAGGGTTTCAGCGGGTTGGGGATCAAGAAGGTCTACTTCTGCCCGATGCGCAACCGGCCAGTGAGCGAGCGGGTCGATACCGAGGACTTCATCGTCAACAACTCGGCGACCGACATCGGCAATACGATCCGCGCCACGCACCGGATGATGCAGCGGCCATCGGTGGTGAGGCGGATGCAGATCCTTGGTGCCTATGCCGACGTCGACTTAGGCGATCCGAACCCGCCGAAGCCCGATGCGCTGAAGAACGAGAAGAAAGAGCAGCAGGGCATCGCGACCACGACGTTCCGGCCGGAGGATCGCGACCGCGAGATCTACGAATGCTATTGCGAATACGACATTCAGGGCTTTGAGCATAAGTGGAAAGGCAAGCCCAGCGGGTTGCCGGTACCGTGGCGCATCACCATCGACGTCTCGAGCCGCAAGGTGATGTCGATCGTGCGGGACTATGACGAGCCTGAGGGTGATGACGAACTGCCGATGTCGAACGTGTCGCAAACGTTCATCGACTACACGTTCGTGCCGGGCTTCGGCTTCTATCCGATCGGCCTGCTGCACATCATGGGCAACATGACCAATGCGGCGACCGCAGCGTGGCGCGAGATGCTGGACATGGGCATGTTCGCGAACTTCCCGGGGTTCCTCTACGCCAAGACAGCAGGGCGGCAGAACTCGCTGATCTTCCGTATCCCGCCAGGCGGCGGCGCTCCGATCGATACCGGTGGCCAGCCCATCAACCAGGCTGTGATGCCGCTGCCCTACAAGACCGACGGCATGGCGGCGCTGTTCCAGTTGCAGCAGGACATCGTGTCGGCGGCCCAGCGTGCCGGCCAGAGCGGGCAGGTCCAGGTCGCCGAGGGCCGCGCCGACATCCCGGTGGGGACCATGTTGGCGATGGTTGAGCAGGCCCAGAAGCTCCTGAGCGCGGTACACAAGCGCAACCATGCCGCCCAGGCGCGCGAGCTGCAGGCGATTGCGCGGCAGTTCCGGCTGCACCCTGGCTCATTCTGGCAGTGCAACAAAAAGCCGGCCCGGAAGTGGGACCAGAAGACCTTTGAGAAGGCGGTGAATGACTGCCTGCTTGTGCCGCGGTCCGATCCGAACACGGCCAGCCATCTGCAGCGGCTGATCAAGTTGGCGGCGCTCGACGCAGTGTCGGCGGCCAACCCTGGCGTTCTTGACCCCATCGTCAAGGTGAAGGCGCAGCTTCGCGGGCTGGGTTATTCCAACCCGGATAGCATGATGATGCCGGAGAGCGCGCTGCGTAAGCCCCCGCCTGAGTTGGAATTGGAGCAGAAGAAGCTCGCCAACGAGACTAAGAAGGCTGATGCCACGATGTTGACGGCGCAGACCGGGGCCAAGAAGGCCGAGAGCGAGACGGGGCTTGCGACTGGCAAGCTGCAGCTCGAGCACCAGAACACCCAAATCAAGGCGGCTAGCGAGCAAATCAAGGGCGACTTGGCTGCGCGGAAGCAGGATGCGGACGAAGAAGCGGGCACGCTCGACGCCGCCATTCAGTTGACCGACGTGGCCGAACGGCTTTCGGTTCATCCGGACAGCGCGGCCCTGGTCGCGCCGCTGCTGAAGCCTACCTACGAGGCGGTCGTGGAGAAGCAGCAGGAGCATCGGGCGAAGAAGGCGCAAGGGCTCGGCATGCAGATGCCCCAGCCGCCCGGAATATGATCAACCATCGTCCAACCGACGGCCAGAAAGAGGCCGGGAACTACGCCAAGGAGCGCGTATCGTTTCAGGGCATCCCGATTTCGATCGAGAACACGAAAGGCAGCACAAGGAGTGGCGTCGATGGCAACGGCAAGAAATGGTCCGCTCGTCTGCCCGCCGACTATGGATATATCCGAGGCACCACCGGGGCTGATGGTGATCACGTCGATGTCTATCTCGGTCCAATATCTGACAGCCACCTCGTGGTGGTCATCAATCAACGGGATCATCGAACGGGGAAGTTCGACGAGCACAAGGCGCTCCTCGGCTATCGCTCGGAGAAGGAAGCCGTCGCCGACTACGTGAGCGCGTTCTCGGACGGGAAGGGTAAGGCCCGGATCGGCTCCGTGGAATGCATGTCGGTGGATGCTTTCAAGCGCTGGCTGAAGGGAAAGACGACGGCGCCAGCGCGCTCAAAGTCGATCATTGAACGGGCCCTGGCCATCGGCAACCGCTGAGCCTCGGCGTCGTTGCCAGATATCCACAACCGGAGGCCATCCGATGAACCACGATATCACCCCGCATCTTGAAGCAGTGCGCGCCTATGCCGAAACCCTGAAGGGCGGCGGCGCCGGTCATCAGCAGGAAATGGGCGAGCACTTACAGGCATTGGTCGACTGGATCGACGATCACAAGGGCTTGGGCGCCGCATCGACGAAGGGGCCGTCTGCGGCTGAGATCAAAGAGAGCACGAAGGCCGCCCACAGCACGCACAGCGCCGCCAAGCACAAGTAGCCTTATCCGTTATGCGGTGATAAAACGGTGCTCCCTCAACCTGAGCGGAGCACCGTCGCATGTCAGAGATGAGCAAAAAGGCCCGCGCAGACATGCGGGCCAAGGCAATTCGTCTGACGAGCACGAGCAATGATCCGCACAAGCGCGTGGACGGCAGCTCGTGGGAGCCCACCGAGGCCCTGAACGCCGATCGCAAGACCGGAGCGCGCCCGGTCCGTCCCCGCATCTACCGAAACCACGGCGGTCCTGTCGCGATCCAGAAGGACCGCGGGCCGCAGCGGGCCGATCGCAAGGTGCGCGTCGGATCAAAAGCCTACGGGGATACCGTAAAGACTGTTGCTGCAAAATTAACATCAGACTCCGATGCCATGAGCAATTCGGAGAAGGACCAATATGCGCGCAACTATGCGACGTGGCGCAGCAAGCGCGCCGATGGAGGCCGAGCCGACACGCCCGGCGCTGAGAGCACGATCGACACGGCCGGCGCGAACAAGGCGGCTTTTGGCTCGTATCACACGGGCGGCTACAAGAAGGGCGGTCGTGCTGCGCGCAAGAACGGCGGCAAGGCTGCGACGATCAACATCGTGATCGCCGGCGGTGGGCCGAAGCCCGATCCGATGCAGCAAGGCCCGCAGGGACCGATCAAGCCGATGCCGCCGCCAATGCCTCCTCCCGGACCGATGGCTGGTGGTCCGCCTCCGGGTGGGCCGCCGCCGATGCCGCCAGGAGGTCCGCCGATGCCCATGGGACGCAAGGATGGCGGCCCGGTGATGCACTATGGTGCAGGCGGGGGTGAGGGCCGTCTCGAAAAGATCGCGCTCCAGAAGCGCAGCAAGCGCGCCAGCGGTGGCATGACGGCAGGCGCCGGCAGCGGTGAGGGCCGGCTGCAGAAGATCAAGTTACAGGAGCGCGTAGGGTGACCAGATCGGAAGCCATGCGCCGCCATGGATAGTTTCTACGTCTACGAGCACTGGCGCCCCGATACCGACGCCTGCTTCTACGTGGGAAAGGGCAACGGCCGACGCGCTTGGAGAATGCGCGGGCGCAGCCGACACCATCGCGCAATACAATCGGAGTTGATCGCGCTGGGCATGGCAGTAGATGTGCGGATTGTCGCCCAAAATCTCACCGAAGAAGCAGCGTTCACGATGGAGCAGGGAAGGATCGCCTTTTATCCGCTCGCCGATCTTTGCAATATGACAGAGGGAGGAGAAGGCGTTTCCGGATGGAAGCACTCTCTTGAATGCCGAAAGAGGATAGCGGCCAGTAAAACAGACCGGCCGGGCCGGAAGCACACGCCAGAAGCTCGCGCCAAAATGAGTTTGGCCAAGCGGAACCGGAATCTGACTGCCGAGCAGCGGGCCGCACTAAGTCTGGCCGGCAAGAAATGGACACCCGAGCGTCGGGCAGCCCAGAGTGATCGGCAGCAGAAATATAATCTCTTAAAACGGGAGACGGGATGCGCGGCAGAGTCTGGCTTGGCCCTGACGCGAACAGGGGGCGACGGGTTTGCGGCTCCTCCCGCGGCTGTCGCCCCCGAACCAACCGCCTAATTTTTGAATGGCCACTTTCAACGAAGCTCTCGACCAGGCCACCCGCAAGCGGGTCGAGGCCGCTGTGGAAGAGATCAAGGAACAGATTGCCGCCGGCAAGTTGTCGGGCAAGGAGTACCGCCGGAAGGCGGGCGAGATCGCTGGGCTTAGGCTGGCCCTCGATCTGATCGACCAAGCCAAAACTGAACTCATGAGGAGATGAGATGCCGCCAATGGCAATGGTCCATGAGACGGACCCCAAAGACGTGCTACTGAACAAGCTGAAGCCCTTCCTGGATCGGGCCAAGTGCATGAACAATCAGGTGCTGGTCGCCATCTATGACCGGCCGGCGCAGACGAAAGCCGGCATCCATCTGCCCGACAAATACCGGGACGAGGAGCAGTTCCAGGGCAAGGCGTGCCTGATCGTGATGATGGGCGAGACGGCCTTTGCGCCGGACCCGGAGAAGGGCTGGTTTTCCAACGTGCGGCCCGTGCTCTACGATTGGGTGGCTATCCGTCCATCCGATGGATTCCCGATGGCGTTGGGCAGCGTGAAGTGCCGCTTGGTCACCGACACCGCGGTCCGGATGGTGATCGACCAGCCAGATTTGATCTGGTAACGGAGGAAACCCATGGCAGACGAAGTACAGGTCGACCTGGACAAGGTCGACGAGCTGCAGAAGAAGCAGGGCGACGAGGGCACCGCAGAACCGTTGGTCGCCGAAGAGAACGACATCAAGGATGTCGAACGCGGCAACGAAGAAGGCGTCGCCGAGCTCAAGAAGAAGCTCGCCGAGGCGAACCAGCGTGCGGCCGACGCGACCCATCGGGCTACTCAAGCTGAGGGCACCGCTCGCGAAGCGCGCACCACCGTCCACAACACGCAGATCCAGTTGATCGATGACGCAATCGAATCGACCGGCCGCGAAAAGGACTTGGTCAAGACGCGCCTGATTGAGGCGCAGAACGCGCAGAACTGGGAGATCGCCGCCGATCTGCAAGAGCAGTTCACGACGATGACGGCCGACATCGCGAATCTGAAGGCGAAGAAGATCGACGTCGAGACACGGCCGCCGCCGGCCGATCCGGTGCCAACTCGGCGTTCCGATCCTGTCGAAAGCCTGGCGCACTTCATGGACACCAACGGCGCCCCGCGCGCCGCAGCGTGGGTGCGGGCACATCCCGAATATGCCCGCGACCAAAACAAGTACCGCCGCATGCTGGCGGCTCACAACCTCGCCGAGACGGATGGCTTGACGGCGGAGACCGACGAGTATTTCGAATCGGTCAACCGCACATTGGGCATTCAGGCTGTCGCAACCAACGGCGCTGCATCGGAGGCATCGCAAGCCACCGGTGGTCGCCAAGTTTCGTCCGCAGCTCCACCGGCGGCGCCGCCATCCCGCAGCGGCAACGGATCGAGCAGCACCAAGACGGGTCGTTTCGCGACCCTGACGCCGGACGAGGCGGAGATCGCCCGCAACAACAAGCAGACGCCAGAAGAGTATTGGCTGGCGAAGCAGGCCCTGATCAAAGAGGGCAAAATCGGCAAGCCGCACTGAGGAGGAGAAGCATCATGGAAACATCAGCACCAGCACGGCCGCGCCGCCGTCGACAGTCACAGCGACAGGAAGAGACGCCGGATGTGGATTTCAGCAAGGACAACGCAATCGCCACAGCGGCACCCGATCGCGCCGCCGCAGCACCGCCGCGCGATGATCAGCGCAGTGAACTTCGCCCTGAGACCAGCCGGGAAAGGGCCGAACGCGAGGGCCGCGAAATTCTCGAACGCACCGCCGGTCAGGACACGGACTTCCACGACGACTTCCAATTGCCGCGGGGTATCGAGCCCGACGGCTGGGAATACCAGTGGAAGACGCGCACCGTGCTCGGCGCCGAGAACCCGGGCGAGATGGTGGCGCTCGAGATGGCAGGTTGGCGCGCGGTGCCAGCGGCTCGCCATCCGGAACTCATGCCCACCCGCGGCCATTTCGAACTGATCGAGCGAGGCGGCCAGATCCTGATGGAGTGCCCACGCATCGTGACCGATGCCCAGCGCATCCGCGAGAAGCGCAAGGCGATGGAGCGTCTGGAGATCAATCGTCAGCGCCTGGGCGCGCCGGCGGCCGGCACGACGTTTCAGCGCAACGACGGCGCGCGCCTCGGCGCCGATCCGAAAATCAGCCACACCTACGAGCCGATTGCGGTGCCGAAGGAATAGCGATAGCGTTGCTCCGTGGCCCTTGAGGGGGCCGGCTGCAAGAGATTTCCCGCCCCGTCGCACCAGTTGCGGCGGGGTTTTCCTTTGGGGTATTGTGCGCGGGCTGTGGCGGCGTGGAAGGACACGCGGCTCAAGACGGATAACCTGCCGTGAGTAGGTGGCGCCAAAACTGCAGGTTTCTTGAGCGATCGGGATAGCTCAGTCGGTAGAGCGGGACCCCGCCAGGGTTCAGGTCGTCGGTTCAATTCCGCCTCCCGGCAGCCAGTATCAAGCCTGGCCCGCAGCACTTCTCCACAGGCTCCGCTTTACGCCACATAAATTATGTGACTATCTTGCGGCCACTCGCTTCCTCGGTGGAAGCAGCCCCAAGTTTTCCTGTTCCTGTAGTCGCCCCGGCGCGCTGATGATGGAACCCTCCGCAAGGAGAGGTCGTCAGCCATGGCGAATACATTCAACCCAAATGGGTTCCAGCAATATCAGGGTGGTGCGGGCGGTGCCCCCACCTTCGCCGAAACGCAGCGGCTCATCGCGTCGTCCAACACCTTCGCCCTCTTTTCCGGCGACCCGGTCAATCCGGTGATCAGCACGGCAAACGGCTACATCACGCGCGGCGTGCCGGGCACGGTCCGGATCGACGGCGTCTTCAACGGGTGCAACTATCTGTCGACGAGCCAGAAGCGCACGGTGTGGGGCAACTACTGGCCCGGCTCCGATGCGACGGGTGATGTGACCGCCCAGGTCGTCGACGATCCGAACGCCCGCTTCCAGGTCCAGGGCTTCAGCACCAACTTCAACATCACCGGCACGCTGTCGGCGTTCACGTCCTCGCCCGTCGGCCAGTATGCGCAGTATGCGATCGGCACGGGCAACACGGCGAATGGCCGATCCGGCGCCTACCTCAACTCGCTGGGCACGACGGTGACATTCCCGTTCATCGTGACCGCCCTGCTGACGTTCCCGCCGGGCGCCGACGGCGCCGATCCGACCACGGCTAGCAATGACGTGATCGTCGGGTTCAACAACGAGTGGCTGCGCGCGAACGGCGCCGGCCCGACCGGCATCAGCTAAGGAGCAGGATCCATGGCCGTCAATCTCGCCCAGATCAAGGATCTGCTCCTCCCCGGCCTCCGTGGGGTGACCGGGAAGTACGAACAGATCCCGCCCCAGTACGATCGCATCTACACGCGGCACACATCCAACATGGCGTTGGAGCGCACCGCCGAAATGCGTTACCTAGGGCTGGCGCAGCTCAAGACCGAAGGCGGCCAGACCTCTTTCGACAACCAGGCCGGCGAGCGGTACGTCTACAACCAGGAGCACACCGAGATTGCTCTTGGCTATGCGATGACCCGCAAGGCCATCGACGACAACCTCTACAAGACCCAGTTCCATCCCGCCAATCTCGGCCTGCTCGAGAGCTTCCAGCAGACCAAGGAAATCTTCGGCGCGAACCTCCTCAACACCGCGACCACCTACATCAACGCGATCGGCGGCGACGGCGTGGCGCTGTGCTCGCCGGCCCATCCGATCGACGGCGGCACCTACGCCAACACGCCGACGACGCAAGTGGGCCTGAACGAGGCCACGCTGCTCAACTCGATGATCTCGGTCCGCACCAACTTCCGCGACCAGGCCGGCCTCAAGATGTACGCCCGGGCGCGCAAGCTGCTGATCCCGCCGCAGCTCGAGCCCGTTGCCATCCGCCTGCTGAAGACCGAGTTGCGGCCCGGCACCGCCGACAACGACGTCAACGCCATCCACACGACCGCGGGCGGCCTGCCCGAGTCGTACATGACGAACGACTACCTGACCTCGGCCTTCGCGTGGTTCCTCCTCACCAACATCGACGGCCTCTCATACATGGATCGCATCCCCTTCGAGACCGACATGCAGGTCGACTTCACCACGGACAACCTCCTCGTGAAGGGGTATGCTCGGTACAGCTTTGGGTATTATAACCCCCGTGCTATCTACGGCATCTTCCCCACTTCGTGAGGGCAAGGCATAGTCAGTCCCATGAAGACACACAGCATCACCGCAGATCGCATTCGCGATCTCATCCGATACGACGCCGAAGAAGGACGATTCTTCTGGCGGATGTCGCGTGTGGGTGGGGGATGCGAAGAAGGGCGCGAAGTGGGGATTGAGTTGGCATCCAACGGCCATCGGATGATCAGCATTGATGGCTGGGATTTCACGGCGCAGCGCATTGCATGGGCTGTCCACTACGGCGAATTGCCGACGGGCAAACTCACCTTCCGCGACAAGAATAGACACAACTGTCGCGTCACTAATCTGATGCTCGTCGCCGGCGCCAACGGGTTCGATCACCGCACCAAGGAAGGCCGTTCGGCCTATGGTAAGGCGTGGCGTAAGGCCAATCCTGATCGCGCCAAGGAACTCGATCTCCTCAAGATGTTCGGCATCACGCTGGCCGAATACGGTGCAATGCTTGTAGCGCAAGGCGGCGTCTGTGCCATTTGTCAGCAGCCCGAAACAGAGATGCGCAGCGGCAAGCTGAAGGCGCTCGCCGTCGACCACGATCACACGACGGGAACGCTTCGCGGCCTACTGTGCGTGGCGTGCAATACTGGTCTTGGTAAGCTCGGCGAGGATCGCGATCGTCTTCTGTCCGCCATTCGCTATCTGGACCGCCACAATGGTCGCGCTGGCGCGGCGCCCCTCACTGTCGTCAAGGAGCGCGCCTGATGGCCAAGAGCACTCTCTCCGGCCCCCTGCTGGTCGGTCCCAACAAAGATGCAGTTGGGGCGACCGGCTCGCCGCCGACGAGCTATCCCTTCAACCAGGGACCTGTTGTCCTGCAGCAGTCGATGACGCTCGCGGGCGCCAGCGGCAGCACCGGGACGGTCTCTGCGACCCTGTATCTGCCATCGGCTAGCCTGGGCGGCGGCCGGGCCAACATCATCGACATCATCGTGGACACCCTGACGGGCTTTGGCGCCGGCGTGGGCGCTACGCTGTCGGTCGGTGCCACTGCGGGCGCCACGACCTATGCCAGCAACGTCAGCATGACGGCCACCGGCCGCACGCGCCCGACCTTCACGGCGGCGCAGTTGGCCGCAATGACGAACCAGAGCGTCACCGGCAGTGCGGACTTGCAGATAGGCACTGTGGCGGCCAGTATC